TATATTAACGTTTGCCATTGCTAGATATAGTTTTTTCTTTAATACTCTTGTTGAGCCTTTACCATTAACGTCCCATTGTTTTGCGTATTCAATAAAGTCATCATAATATTTTGTAACTGATGTTGCTCTTTTTACTATTTGTTCGTCATTTACAATTTTATCAAGTACATCACTTGGATTAGCATAAACATTTTTCATGATGTGTGTATATGCTCTTGAGTGTATAGTTTCAAAAAAGTCCCAAGTTACAATACAACTTTCTAATTCTGGTAAAGAACAGTAAGGTAAAAATGCAAGTGCTGGTCCTCGTCCTTGCACACTATCCAATAATGTTTGATATTTTAAGTTTGCTGTAAAAATATGCTTTTGTTCTGGTCTGAACTGTGCAAAATCTGATCTGTCCTTTTGTAAACTAACTTCCTCAGGTCTCCAAAAATATCCTAATTGTGTTTGTGTTAGTTTATCAAACGCAGGATATTTAAAGGTGTCAAACCTTTGTACGTTTTGATCCTCACCAAAGAACATAGATTGTTTAGTGAAGTCAACATTACTCTGATTGAATACAGTTTTACTCATTATGTTTATATTTAATTATATTGTACAGGCGTCACAGTCATCGTCAATTTCAGCACTAGCTTTAACTTCTACACTATCATTTACTTTAGCATGACCGTTCATAATTTGTCTATTGGATAATTCTAATTCTACGTCTTCTCCATCATCATCTTGTATAACAGCACTTAATCCTGCTGGTTGTACATCTTCTTCTTCACCTTTAAAGTCATAAGTGTTTTGGTAGTAAGAAGTTTTCCAGCCAAGTTTGTATGCTGTAAGCATATCTTGAGCCATAATTGATAAAGGTATTTCATTATTATTATAGTGTTTTGGATTATAACTCCAATTACCACTAATTGCTTGATCAAAATATTTTTGCATTATTGCAACAATATTAATGTATCCACTGTTGTTTGGCATATCCCATAGTAAAGTATACTCATTTTTAAGTTTAGGATAACCTGGAACGATTTGTTTTAGTGGTCCTTTTTTAGATTTTTTAATTGATAGTAAAGCTCTTGGTGGTTCGATACCGTTTGTTTCGTTACTAACTACGGAAGAACTTTCACTTGGCATTTGAGAAGATAATGTAGAATTTCTTAATCCATGTTTTGCAATATCTTTTCTTAAACTTTCCCACGCCATTCTTTGTTTATGTGGCATAATTTTATCAACTTCTTTTTTGTAGTGATCAATTGGTAAGTCACCATCTGCATATTTTGTTTTATCAAATGCAGTACACTTGCCTTTTTCTTCTGCAAGGTTACATGATGCTCTTAATAGATAATATTGAAATGCTTCAGAGAGTCTGTCGACTAAATCCCAAGCCTTTGCATCAGAATATTTTACACTATTTTTTGCTAGATAGTGTGCTAGACCAATGTAACCAATACCTAAAGAACGTCTTGCTTTAGTACTGATCTCTGCCGCCTTAACTGGATATCTTTGATAGTCAATAATTTGGTCTAATGCTCTTACAGACATATCGCATAAGGTTTCTAATTCACTTACATCATTTAAGTTACCAACATTAATTGCAGAAAGAATACATAAAGCAATTTCTCCTTTTTCATCATCTATATGTTGTATAGGTTTTGTAGGTAATGTAATTTCTTGACATAAATTTGACATTGATATTTTGTCTTTAAAACTTGAGTGAGTATTGCAGTGATCAATATTCATTATATAAATTCTACCTGTCTCTGCTCTTTCTTTTAGTAAATCAAAAAATAAATCTTGTGCTTTAATTTTTTTCTTATCAATAGAGTTATCTTCCTCATATTTTTCATATAAGTCATCAAATTCTTCTGTACCAAATGCATCGTATAGTCCCGGTGCATTGTGAGGACTTATTAAAGTAATCTCTTTGTCATTAATAAATCTTTCATAAAACAATTTAGAAATTTGTATTGAGTAATCCATTCGTCTTACTCTGTTGTCTTCTGTACCTTTGTTATTTTTTAATACTAATATGTCTTCTATTTCAGGATGCCAAATTGGAAAGTGGACAGTTGCATTTCCGCCACGTACACCATTTTGTGTGCAACATCTTACAGTTGATTCGAATTTTTTTAGAAACGGAATTACTCCTGTGTGTTGAACCTCACCACCTCTTATTTTAGAATTAATTCCTCTAATACGTCCTGCATTGATTCCTATACCTGCTCTTCTGGCAACGTATAATCCAATAGCCATATCGCCTGAGAATATTGAAGGGAGTGTGTCGTCGATGTCAACTAAGACACAACTTGCAAATTGTCTTACTGGTGTTCTTACTCCTGCCATAACTGGAGTTGGAATATTAATTTTGTGTAATGAGATTGCGTCGTAATATTTTTTAACATAAGATAGTCTTGTTTTTTCTGGATAGTTAGCAAATAATGTTGCGGATATCATCATATACATATCTTGTGGTGTTTCGTATAGTTCTTCAGAACTTCTGTCCTGCACAAGATATTTGTCTACTACTTGTCTTAGTCCTGCGTATGTAAATTTTAAATCTCTTTCTCTTCGTATCCAAGAGTTTAATTTTTTAATTTCTGTTTTAGAATATTTTTCTACAATTTCTTTATCATACACACCATTTCTAACATTTCTTAAGATTAATTTTAATAAAGGTGTATATTCATATTGTCCGTGTGCTTCTTTTCTTACACCATATAAAAGTAATCTTGCCGCGGCGTATTGGTAATTTGGAGCGTCAAGTGTTATTAAATCATTTGCTGAACGTACTAAAACGTTTTGAATATCTTTTGTAGTCATGCCATCATAAAATTGTATGTTAGCATTCATTTCTATTTGTGATGCCGATATGCCTGGAAGGTTTTCACAAGCTTCTTCTACTACGAAATGAATTTTGTTTACGTCTAACGGTTCTTTCCTGCCATCACGTTTGGTGATTGAAATGTTCATTGTGCTGGCTGTTGTCATAGTGTATGTTTTTTTTACTTTTTTTTCTTTTTTTGTTAAGGATTTTATATGCGTATTTATCGTACTTTGTTTTATCATGTCAATTATGATTTTTTTATATTTTTCTTACCCTACCATACGGAAATAATCGTTCCATCGTTTTGCTCTTTTATTATATACTATTATATAGATGAAAAAAAATTTTGTCTATGAAATTTAAAATGATTATTATGCGAAATGTGTTAACTGGTAATCCATTGTAGCATCTGCACCTGTATTACTAGTTGTAAACTTAATAATAACAGTTTCATTCCCTACTGTAGAATCTAAATTATCCATTACAGCTGATAAGACAACTCCTACATCGCTATTACTTTCATTGTAAGTATCATCATATGATACAGCAGTAGTTGACGAATTTACAATTAATTGTCCTACTCTAAATGTACTACCTCTTTCTATTTTATAATTTATAATAACCGATTTTCCACTTAATGATGGCAAACGTATTCCGGTTGTGGTGGCCCCCGATGTGTTGTCTGCCAGTGTAGCTTGTTTTATTATATCTGTTTGTAAACCTATACCTTGAATTTGAGGAGCTGAATTTAAAGTTGTTGCTCTTAAATCTGTTCTTTCAAAAAAATCTAATACTGAAGAACATTCATCATTGTCAAATTGTAAAACTGGAACCTCACGTATTGAATTAACACCTTCAAAATTATTTCCTACAGTTGATGAATACCAATTACCATGTGAAACAACGTTTCTTGGTCCTGTACCTGCGTCTGCTCCTGCCGCCGGTTTAACATAAATTGCTTGTTGTCCAATTGTACTCCAACTAGAAGAACTAAATTGAATACCTCTTGGTCCTTTAGTTAATCCATTTGTAGAGCCATCCATTGTTTCACCTAACATCGCTCCATAATAAGAAGTTGTAAAATCACAATTAAGAAATCTAACATTTGTTACATCATAAGACATATCTACTAGTCTTGCAAATTTGGTAAATTGACATTGATTGAATACTATGTTTGAACAAGGTAGAGCAGTTGTTGATCTAACTGTTACACCTTTTGAATTTGATGCATCTGCACCGCCTGATACATATGTTCCTTGAAACTTACAGTCTTTAAAATATACGTGTGTAGAATTGTCAATAGATACACCACCGTATGCTTCACCATTTACAAAACAAATTCCTTCAATTTGAATTTGTGTAGGTGTAGTTGCAGAACTGTCTCCAATGTTTCCAAACGTTTGTCCATCGTCATCTTCTGTTACGGCAACTGGTGCATTACCACCTGATTGATATAAAATTGTTTTTCCTGGACCTTCGCCTACTAAATGTGCGTAAGGTGGAATAGTTATTGAAGTTGCTATGTTATATTGTCCTGCTGGAAAAAATAAAATTCTTCTTGATCGTACGTCATTTTGATCTGTGTCTGAGTATAATTCGTCAAGTGCTCTTTGTATAGCTACAACGTCTGCTGTTGAGCCATCTCCTACAGCACCAAATGCCTTAACCGAAACATGGTCGTCTAATGTTTGTTGTAATGTTCTACTAACGTCTCCAGACGTACCTGTTACAATTGGAGTTAAATCTCCAAGATAACCTTTATACACATAACCTAGTGCAGTTGTAAATCCTGAACTGCCAGAAGTTATAATTTCTGTATTACCTACTGCTGGAGCACCATCTGCCACAGTACCGTTTCCTATGTATAATCTTTGATCGTCAACAGACCAACCTAATTCTCCTGCCGCTAATTGCGGAAGACTAGTAGCTTTACCTCTTCTATGTTGTATTCGACTAATTTGTACTATTGGCATAATTGTAAGTATTTATTAAAGGATTGCCTTGTAGTATTGTTCTAATTTGTTGTACCATTGTCCTACCCAATAGTCATAATTGTCTATTTCAAATGTTTGAAATTCGTTATTCTGTGTGCATATAAACATACGTCCACCTTTGATTTGTGTGTCGTATTGTTTATTATGTGCTTCTGCATAAGCAACTAACTGAAGGTAGTAATCGTCTACCCATTCTTTTTTCTTTAATCTACGTGATTGTTTGAAATCCATTATAGCAGGCTCACCTTTATATACACCAACCAAGTCAGTTGTTCCTGCGTAAAGTTCTTCATAGTACAGTGATACCTCTGATCCCCAAATTTCCGACACATCTTTCAACCCATTATCAATAATAACATTTGCCATTGCGTGTGCTTTTTGATGTATAAGATTAGAACCAGGTTTTCTTTCAATACCTTTTACGTGTTTTTCTAATGAGCCGTGCATCACTGTTCCTATGTTAGCCGACTCTGTTACAATTTGTTGTGCTTTTGCTTCACCAACTCTTTTTCGCCATGCGTGTAAATGTGTCATATCTTTAGTTGCTGACAATACAGTTGTTACTGAAGGAACATTTTTAGTTAAAGTGCCATTTGGAGTTGTGTAATGTCTTTTGCCATTTTTTGTAGTTCTGGTAAGACTACTATATGGGTATTTTTGTATATAAGGAATGCCTTTGCTTTCAAGTATGTTTTGTGTTATTTTCATTTTTTTATATTAATTGATTCAAATATTAGTGTACTTTCTTTTAGTATTAATTTCAAGTCTAATAAATTGCTAACTTCACCTATACATGGAAATCCTGTAAATTTTAATATTTTCTCCAATGAATGTTCCTTTACAAAATTAGGTGCGTTAGTAGTCCACCAGTTCTTATATTCTTCTAGTGGAAATGGTTCAGCTGAAGCTTTATTTAAATTTATTTTTAATCCAGGTTTAATTCTATCATGAAATTGACAAGTTCTCATAATATCTTTGTAATCGTTTTGCTCCCAACATTGTAAAGGAGGATGTCCAACGTAAGGATTTTGTAAAATTATATCACCAAATCTGGGTTGAGATGTAAAGTTTGCATCGTTAGGTAAGTCTTCGTAATCATCATTAAACCATTCTGTTTGTAGAAAAGTTCCATGTGGAAGTTTAGGATTGTACCATTCTACTGCATGGATGCAGAAATGTGCTTCATGAATTGTATTATGAAATTTTTCTGGAACATTAGCAAAACTTTCTTCTTTGTTTAGCATATTTTCTATTTCTTTATGCATTCTAGTTGTATCGTCAATTGTATAGTCATTACTCATCCAATCCCATCCTAAGTCTTCTTTTAATTGGTAAGCTAGTTTTTTTAAGTATGCTTTCGTATATCCTGCATTATCTCTGAAAATTGGAGGTTGCTTCTTTATATTTTTTTCTAAAAGTTTTAAAAATAAAGTTGATGTTTTACTATCATTAATGTTTATTATTAATGTTGGTAATGATTTAAATTTTAACTGTATTTCGGTCATACTACTTTAAAGAATCTAATAATGTTTCTTCAAGATAAGGTAGCAATTGTCTCCAATTAGTTTTATTTCGGTGTTTATCTTGCGTGTCATTATATCTAATAAAACTTTGTTGTAAAGATTTTTTCTCCTGTGCAGATAAATGTTCTTGTCTTAAATTTTTTATTTGATTTTCATAGAACCCTTTTATTAGTTCATATTTTTTAAAAAAATCAATTGACTTAGATAACTTGTCTGCTACTTTATTTTTATAGTTAGTAGGTGCAATATCATAGTTACATATTTTTGGATACCAAACTTGAGCGGTCCATGCCACACTAAAGGTGTCTTTGCCTCCATCTCCAACAAAGTCTCCATCAGCAAAGTCTATAAACCATTTTAGTATTTCATCTAGTTGATCAATATTAAGCAGTTGTATAGCAGGACAAAATGTAATTCGTCCATTGCTATGTTCTTTAATAAGTTTTTTATAGAAGTTTAAGTTTTCAATTATTTTGTCAAAATTACTTGGATATCTAATATATTCAGTACGACTTCCTAGTCCATCAATACTTGCCCAAACCGTCCACTCTTTTAACTTTGGTAACCATTTTGTCATTTTAGGATTAACATTTGTAACATTTGTTGTGATTAGAAGTGTTTTATCTTTTAATGTGTTGTGCTTGTCGCAGTATTCTAGTAGCTCATAAAATTCGGGAATAACAGTTGGTTCGCCACCAATTATATTAAGATCTGTTGTGTAATCACTTACAAATTTTATTAATTTATTTTTGGTTTCAATATTTTTAAACCAATCGTATTCAATTGATAAATTGTCAGTCCAGATGTTTACATTACCACTTTGTTTGTACACCCAACTTAAAAATTCTTTATCTGTTTCTCCAATTTCTAAAAGTTCTTTGCCTATTTGATTTGAATAGTTTTGTCCACACATCTTGCATTTTAAATTACACATATTTCCAAAATGTAATTCCATACTAGAAGGCATATAATTTAAAGAGCCATCGGCATTAGTACGTGCAATATTTTTTTCTCTAGTTCCATTTTCAAGTCCTTGATCACGATATGACATAATACCACGTTTTTCGTGTTCATAACATCTGGTACATTGTTCAAGAGGTTCACCATTAATCATTTTTAGTCTTGCTTGTTTCACATAGTCACTATTCCATATGTCTTCAAGCGAATCGTTTTGGACATGAAATTGTTGTCCATTGTTGTTTGAGATATTTTCTTTTGTAATACAACACAATCTAACGTTACCTGACATATGAACATATTGGTGACGCCATACGTGTCCACAGTACGTTTTTTTAAAACTACCTGATTGCATATGTATAATTATATACAAATGGGTATATCAAAGCAACCACCAAAGCCGTTTCCTATTAAAAAAGGGATACCATGCCAATTGAAGTGGAACTATTCGACTGTTTATTTGACAGACGGAAAAACTGCATCTTGTCATAGAGCAGGATTTGGAGAATACGATCGTTCAGGAACACAGTTAGAATTTCATAATATTTCTAATAAATTAAAAGATAGACAAAAAATGTTAGATGGTATTTGGCCTGGAAATGGTTGTGAACATTGTAGACATCTTGAAGAGGCTGGAGGTGAAAGTGATAGGACAATTCATTTAAATATGGAAGGTACAACCGCACCTCCTGAATTAGATAGTAATTTAGAAGCAGTAAACGTAACACCACGACAATTAGAAATATATTGGGGAAATACTTGCAATCAAAAATGTATATATTGTAAAGCGGCATTTAGTTCTCAAATATGGCAAGAAGAAAAAAGGTTTGGTCGATTTAGTAAAGAAGATGTTAAAATAGATTCTAAATATTTTGTTGAAAATCCTCATATTGATAGCGACACAGATAAGTTATTTGTTTGGTTTGAAAATAATATACACAAATTACATAAACTCGGAATACTAGGAGGTGAACCATTTTTACAAAAAGAAACTTTTAGAATGATAGAGTTTCTTGAGAAACGATCCCTTCCTGATCTTACGTTATATCTTTTTAGTAATTTAAATGTAGATCATGACAGGGTTAAAAAGTGGGTAACACGATTAAACAAGTTAGTCTTAGAAGGAAGACTAGACAAATTACAAATTGTAGGATCTTGTGATGCATGGGGACCTGCAGGAGAGTATGTTAGATCTGGATTAGATTTAAAAGTTTTTCAAAAGAATTTTGAATATATATTAAATGAAACTGAAATATTACAAAATATAAATTCAGCGTTAACAGTTACAGCAGTTCCAGGTATGCCTGAAATGGTTAAAAAAATAAATGAATGGTCAAAAATTAGACCTGTATATTGGTCAATGATGAAAGCAGGACTGCATGAAAGCGGACTCAAGCCATATTTGTATCCAGGAATATTTGGTAGGAAGATAAACGATATTGGATTGAAAGAAGCAGTAGACTTATTTGATACCAATACTAATGGTCTTCCAGATTCAGTAAAAGTAAGTCATAAAAAATTTATGGAAGGTAATATAACTGAATTTGAAAATAGAGAACCAAACCCTTTAAGACAAAGGCAATTCAAAATATATCTTAAAGAATTAGATCGTAGACGAGGTACAGATTATACGAAAGTATTCCCTCAAATAGCGGAGTGGTTAGAAAACGTATGAGTTACATAACAGCTGATAATCTTAATGTCATAAATGCGGAAATGACTAATTGGTGTAATGCCGCGTGTCCTAGATGTGCAAGATTTACATGGAATGAATTAAAATTAAGAAAAGATAGAGTTAATTCAGTACATACATCATTAGGAGTAATAAAAAACGGATTAGGACCTAAAATTGTATCTCAGTTAAAACTGTTTGGATCATGCGGAACTTATGGAGATTTTCAAATGAATCCTGAAGCTGTACAGATATACGAGTATATAAAAGAACATGGAAAGAATTGTCTTATATATCTTAATACAAATGGCGGAGCAAGGAATACAGAATTTTGGAGAAGTTTAGGGAAAATGAGACTACGAATAACATTTGCTATTGATGGATTAAAAGATACAAATCATTTGTATCGTAGGAAAGTTAATTGGGATAAACTAATGGAAAATGTTCAAGCATTTATTAGTAATGGAGGCGAAGCAGAATGGGGTATGCTAATTTTTAAACACAATGAACATCAAATAGAAGAAGCAAAAGCATTATCTAAAAAATTAGGATTTAAACGTTTTACTAAAAGATTTTCAAACAGATGGTCATCTGAATCAGATATAAGACGTCCTAATGGAAGAATGGCAATAAAAGTAGATGACTATTATATTGAGGAGCCTGAAAGTGCTCCTTCTACTGTCTATGGAGCAGACGATCCTGCTATTGCACCGTTTGGATCGCAAGATCAAACACAGCATAGACATAAACCAGAGACATTTAATTATAAATCGGAAATACTTTGTTCGGCTCATTATCAAGGAAGACATGAAATATATTTAAGGGCAAACGGACAAGTACAACCGTGTTGTATGTTAGGAGATATAGATCGGCATGAAGCCAAAGTGCTTATTGATGACTTAGATAAAGTTAATTTGAATAAAACTAGTCTCGAAGAAATATTTAATGGTCCATTTTTTAAATCACTGCAAGAAGGAATCTATAAAGGATCAGATAAAAGACTTCATACTTGTTTTAATACTTGTAGGAAATCAATAAATTATACTCAAAATGTTATAAGTCCTATTGATCCGGCTTTTTAAATTATTTTCTTCTATTCATTGCTGACTTGGCCATTTGTTTGACTTTGTCAGTAGAACCTTGATTGTCAAAATCCATTTCTGGATCTGTTTCTGCGTCCTTTTCGGTTTTAAGAACTATTTTTTCTTGATCAAAATCTTTCACAATATTTTTAAGTGTATCACCAGAATCGTATAGATGTTTGAATAAGTCATAACTGAAAGTAGGATGTCCTGTGTTGTTCATGATTTGATCTACAGCAGTAAAACTAATTTCAGAAGCCTGATGTCTGTCATCGGCCTCACCTCTTAAATTTGATAGTGTATTAACTAGAGCTGACTCAAGTTCTGATGCTTTGGATTCGTTGAATTCTGTAAATCGCATGGAATTACTTCCCTGCTAGTTTGGAATATATTCTGTTGGATTGTTCGAATACTTCTTTGGACTCTCTTTGTTCTCGGCCTTCAGGTTCTGTTCCACCTGCTTCTGCATCGCTGGCACCAAACTCATCTGTTTCTGAATCTAATGGTGCATCTAAATCAACATCCATTTCAGGTTCAGTATTCATTGTGTCGTCAGCACCCATTGTGTCTGTTGATGCAACTTCTTCGCCTGTAAGTATTCTAACACCGTTGTCAAGTTCTTGTCTTGTTGTTCCTAGTGTTGCTTCTGCTTGTTCAATCGCTGGTTGAACTTTTTGTAAGAAAGCATCTGATTTCTCAGCACCCATTTCGTCTCTGATTCTGTCTGCAAGTTCTAACATACTTTCTGTTTTCATTGTTGCTAAATCTTCTAAGAAACCTGTAACTTTGTCCATCATGTCCTTAGCCGCTAATATTAATTCTGATTGTTCTTCTACGCCTTCTTTAACATCTTTATTTGCCATAAGTTTTGAAGCCGCTTGTCTTTCATCTGGGGTTAATGCTGTGCCTTTTGAAAGTTTATCTTTGATTGGTGCTGTTGCTTTGTCTAGTATCGGATTAGGTGCACCTCCCATATTATTTTGTGTGTATTCTCTAATTTTTTGATTAACAATATCTAACATACTTTGGCTTTTTTGATAATCATGATTTTTTAATTCTTGTCCAAAATGTTCGTTTTTTGTAATCTCGTGAATTTTAGTTCTAATTTTATTTGCGGTATCTTCTAGATCTTCTCTAGTAAATTTGCTTAAATCTATAGTTTGATTGAATCGTGATTCAAATTCTTTTAATAAAGATTCAGTTGTAATGGGTCTAGTTAGTTCTATGCTTTGCATTCCTAGTATTTATACATTAAGTTGAAAAGGTAGATTGGAAAATGTGCTGTATTCTAGCCTTGTATTCGTCCGCTAGATCGTGGGCAGATGTTAATTTGAATTGATATACCTCTACTTGTGCTTCGTCGCCTTCTTTACGGGCTTCTTTCATCATTCGTTTAGCATTAGTGATGTTGAATAATTGTGATGCAAAATGTATATCTAACTCTAATATGTTGCTAGGTTCATCGTTCCCATCAGCTATGTTATGAGCTACTAGAATTGCTGTTTGTTTTAAGTTAATATCGTTATATAAAATTTGTGCTGACACCATATCAGCAATAACATATACATAACGAGTACCTGTATGTTTTTTAGGTACAATTGCTATATTACCTATTAAGATTCCTTTTGCAAATTGTTTTGGTAAATGACGAAATGGTCTACGTTTTTCATCTTTTTGTGCCAGGACCGCAAGTTTCTTCTTGAGTCCATAAGCCTCTATTTGTTTTACCAGTTCTGGTTTATTTTTTAGATTCATCTACAAATTTTATATATCTATTTAAAGCATACTGTACGCCATCGTCAAGTTTTTTACGAACTAAAACACTTTTGTCTGCAAGTATTTTAGCAGTATTAATTTCTGTGGCTTCTAAATCTGTATTGCGAAATGATTCGCGTTGACTATATTTGTTAATAAAATTTACTTGTTCCACGGTAACGTAGACTCGTGCTCGCGATGCTATTTTTATATACATTTGTTATTTGTTGTGGTAATATTAACCAGGCATTTTCATTAAAAGAACTACCATAGTTGAAAGTAGTCCTGCTATAACCGTACCTGCCGCGGCTATAACTGTTTTGGAATTGGATTTGTGATTTGTTTTCATGTCTTCGCCAATTTTACTTAAACGAAGCTCGATATTAGATAGTCTATCATGTAGACCTTTGTATCGTTCGCTACATAAGTCCACGTGTGCTTCTAGGTTTTGTTTTTCTAACTCAGTTGGCATATATTTTAATTCTCGTTTTACATCGTCCAGATGTTTCTTTAGTATCAAGTACTCTGCCTGTATCATGCCTTAACTGCCTATGTTTGCCTGTGTATGCCTTAATCATGTTTATTTATTTTGAAAACCTTCATAGGTAAAGTACGTGTTTATCGTTTCTTCATCTTGCGTTATGAACGTATTGGTAGGAAATGTAGCAGTTTCTTTACAGAATGTTAGTATTGGAATTAAGTTGAAATCTTCTAAAAGGTGTCCAACATTTTTTGTAGATGTATCACCATAAACTTCTTGTTGTTCAACTTGGAAAGTAAATTTCCAAATCATATGTTTACTTTCATATGTTTTACCAAATTTTGTATTGGCTGTAAGATCGTGTGTTTTTTCAGGTGCATTTTCCCAGGTAATATTACCTCTCATTTGAAGTACTTGTATTAGAGTTGCAAAATTTGAATTTTGATTACGAGCTATGAATAACGATTGTTTATCGTGTACTAATTCGTTGGCTTTTGTTTTAAATGGAAAGTCGCCTTTTAATACGCCATTCTCAGTTATGTCTATTAGAGTGTGAACTGTAAATGTATACATTTGAGTTTATGATATTTACTTAAAGAAAAAAGGACGAACAAATAAATGCCCGCCCTCTCTAATTAGTACTTGCGTAATTACGCTGATACTATAAATTGTCCGCCTGCTGTTACTGTTGCCGCCGCAAAGTTATAAGAATCAACTGTTCCTATTGCTCTGATAGTAGCTTGTAAAGAAGCCGCGTCCCATTGTGAATTGTCAACAACTATGTTAACTAGTCCACCAGTTCCTTCTGAATCAAATGCTAAAACATTTATGGTTCTCGCCAATGCTTCTAAAGATGAACCTTGTCCACCTTTGCCTGCTAATGTTGTTCCACTACCGTCTCCATTGATTACGAAAAAACCTAAGTTTCCAGTATTGTATAGGGTTGCGTGTGCGTGTCCTATTCTAGATCCTGCTGGTATCGTTTGTCCTGCCATTTTAAATCCTCCTTGTTATCTGATTTAATGACTACAACTCCGCTCCGGAGTCAAGTTGCTTCTATTTAGTAAATGGTTTGGTAAATTTAGTAGTTATATATGAAAAAGGACGAACAAATAAATGCCCGCCCTTTTAAATGTTTTGCTAAAAACTCGTATCTAGTTGTTATTATACAGCTATTACTAAAGTTTTTGCTGTTACCGTGTTTCCAGAAAGGTCGATTGAATCAACTGTTCCTAATGTTCTGATAAGAGCTTGTAGTGTAGCTACTACTACCACGTCACTACCTTCAACCATGAAAGTTTGTTCAGTGTTAGAGTTACCTAGTGGTCCTGCCGCTAATATATTACAAGTCGTTTGAATTGTATTGTATACTGCTTGTTGAGCACCAGATGGTCCAGCTGAACCGTTTACTGCCGTTATGTAATCAACAGTGAAAAATTGTAGATCTTTACCTACAGTATTCGCTGGTACAGTTGTCGCCGCTGGGTTTACTTTTGTTTGTCCTGCCATTTTAAATCCTCCTTATTATCTGATTTAATGACTATGACATCGCTCCGATGTCAAGTTGCTTCTATTTAGTAAATGGTTTGGTAAATTTAGTAGTTATATTACTTTTTTAGCCATATTTCATCGTGTCTGGTGCGTTTTACGTGCTTGTAGCCTATTTTTCCTAAAACTTTTCTGCAACGTCTTACAATATCTATTCGTTTATCAGCCTTCATTTCAATGTTAATAACTGGAGAAGAGTTTTTAATTGTTTCAATTGCTCCACATAAAACTTTATATTCAAATCCATCTACATCAATTTTAATAAAGTCTATGTTTTTTAAATTAAAACTATCAAGGGTTTTGCACATAACATTACCTTGTTTTTCGTTTAACATTGTTGATTGTTTTTCTTGTGATGCAGTATGTTCCATATCGGATAATCCATATTGAAAAAGTTCTACATTGTTTTCTGTTATATTTTTATTAAAGCATTCTATAAAATTAGGATTGGGTTCAAAACAATATACTTGTTTAAACTTTTGTGCAAGTTCACGAGTCCACATACCAACATTACTGCCAATGTCTATACAGTTGTTCCAACGTTTAACATACCTTAATGCTGAAGTTCTATGTTCTTGTTGTGTTCGTTCGTTTTCTAATAAGGTAGGTTCAGTGTGCTGTCCATATAGCACCCAAAAATTATTGTTGGTAAAGGACATTATCTTCTGTTAATTTTTTTAGCTCTTGTGTGTATAGTTTGTAACAGTCTTATGAAAGTATATCCACCTTTAGCGATATCATCAATCATGTTTATAATTGGTGCGTATGCCGCCACAATTGGACCTGGTATTGATTTTCCTTGTTTTGCCAAATCAGCGGCCATTTTTGCTCGTCTTACGTTTTGTGCACCAACTAATACTCTGTAAGCATTCATTTCCTCAGGTCCCATTTTTACTCCTGGTACCGTAAGTTCAGCATCAACAACAGCATCTAGCTCTAAATCAAACTTGTCAGCAAATATTTGTGTTTGCTTTTGTAAGTCAGTTCCAGGTAGTTTTGCTCGTAAGGCTTGAAGTAGTCTAGTAGTGGTCATTTTTTTTCTACTAGAATCTAAATTAATAAAATCGGATATTGCTCTTCTTAAATTTTTATAATCTGAATTTGATATTCCTAAAGATGATTCTAATTTTGATAGAAATGCATAATCATTGTCAAGTGTTCGTAAATATTTTTTTATTGCTAATACAGGTACATTTAGTCTTTGTCTTAATGCTCCAGCTATGTTTTTATTAGCTAGTTTAATAGTAATACTAGGATCACCTGCAATTACGGCCAACATATTATGAAGGTCATTAGCAGTTGTTCGCACTCTATCAAAGGTGCCATATGTTAAAGTTTGAGCTGTATAGCTTTTAGCAAATTTTTTTGTTGTTCCAAAGTTTTTTAGTAATGCTAGTGTTAAAAAACTTAGATAGATTTTCTCACAAATCTCTTGAAATGTGTATCGTTGTAGGTCACTTTGTCTTCGTACGACTCGACCTTCAGCTACATACTGTAAAAAGGGTGTTATCATACACATATTTATAGCTATATGCAACGTAATTTCTTCTTAACTGATTTAATGAAAACAGGTGCTCACCATACGTATGAGCAGTTTTTGAGGACACATACTTTACCAAATCAAAAAATAGATTATACAGGAGAGTATTATACTCTACACAATTATGATTTAGATTCATATGATAGACGGTTTGCTTTAATTGATCGAAGGATACACAATGATAGAGTAATTGATAATGAAGAATATTGGACAGAGTTAAACAGAAGAGTTAAGCTATTACATAGTCAAGGATTTAAATTTATATTGGCAACGCCGTGGGAGTCTTCTGAGAATATACAAGAAAAGGGATTTGGATATACTGGAAAAAGCAGACGGCTAGTACCAGGAAAGGTAGAAGGAGTTGAGACATTTGAATGGACAGGTGGTGTTAGTTGGTTCTGGTGGTATATGTATGATAAACATTTAAATCATAAGTTCAAATTCACTCATGATCATTTTGGTAGTTACTGGTATAAAAAATATGATTTTTTGTATTTGAATAAGCAACCAAGAGACCACAGAGTTATATTATATAATAAATTATTAAAAGAAAATGTATTATCAAATAGTTTATACACTAATTGGCCAACTAGAAAGTTACCACCCGAGTACGAACTACCGTGGGCACAGAATTATCCACACTATGGTATGGATCAAGACATATATGAACAACCATATGTTGATACAGTTTGTTCAATAGTTCCTGAAACTAATGATAATGATACAGATGTATTCATGACTGAGAAAATATGGAAACCTATTATTGCTCAGCAAGTATTTGTAGTTCATGGAAATCATTTATATCTACAAAAATTAAGAGAGATAGGTTTTAAAACCTTTGGTTCTTATTTTGATGAGTCGTATGATTTAGAATGTGATAGAAATAAAAAAATAGATGCTATTGTTTCTTTGTGTAAGCATTTAAGAACAGTTGATTGGCAAGACATATATCGTCAAACAATTGCATTGAGACAACATAACTATGATACACTTTTTAATAAAGAAAAGTTAAGTGAGCAAATTAATAAAACGTTAATTAGCTTTACCGAATTTTTTGATAACGGACAAGTTTCTTCTTGAGAAGCCTAATCTATCTACAAGTTTAACAGCATTACCAGTCTTGTCAACAGCAACAAATCCTTCTGGATCAGTAACTTCTAATCCGTTATCTGTTTGTGCAAAAGAACCAATACTCATAGCTTGATTCATTTTCTTAAGTACAAATCCTTTTAGTAATTGAACTGACTTATAAAATGTTAACATCGCTTGTAATGGTCGTTGAACTCTAGCCATGAATATGGGCATCTGCTTCATCTTGTCTTGTCTTAATGCTAGAGCCTTTTGTGCTTTTAATCCTGCAATTTGTTGTTGCATTCTAGCTAGATAAAACTTTTTGAAACCTTGCAAGAATTGATTTACGTTAGTTGGTAGTTGTCCTTCTTTAACCATTGCATTAATATACATTTGGAAAAATTGTACAAAGTCATTATTTTGTCCTAATTGGTCTGATAAGTTCCTTGGTACATTTTGAAGAAGTCCTTCAAGTTTTTCAATACCAGACATGAATTGTTTTGTTTCATCTGCTGTAAATTTAGCAGAGCCTGATACATCTTTGTAAGTTGCATTGTCAAAAAATACATTTGGAGATGCTGTAAATGATTGTATATCTGCTCCACCCGATGCTGTCATGTCTGCAAGTGTTTCGCCGTTGTATGTTGTATGAAATATAATTCCTACTTTAGCGGCATCAATTTGTCGTCCTATGTCTGAGTCTTCAGGTACAGCATACGTAATTGTGTTAGGAGTAAATGTAATGTGTGGAACATTATTAAAGTTTTTTCTTACAATGTCATCGTCAGTAAACAATAAGTCTCCTTGTACTACTCCTTGTATGTTTAATTTTCTTAAGTGTACAAGACATTTTAAAAGTTTCTGTCCTAACTCTTCCGTACCATGATTGTTTGCTATATCTTTTTTAGTGTAATTTACTTTAGACTTTTGAGCAAATGCTGATTTAGTTGCAACAAAGAATTTTCCTGTTTCAGGATGTATGCCACATACCAAAGCAGGAGCACCATCCCATTTAACTGAGACAGACATAGCTTCTGATGAGGTACCTTGTAATGTTACTAATAGTCCACGGAAATAATCTATTACAGTCTTGCCGCCATTATAACCATCTGTAATAACAAGATCTTCTATATGTTCTAAATGGGTCCTTTTAAATTCTAATAGGACATCTTCTATTAACATGATTAGTCCTCTTTATATTCACCGTCTTTGATTTTAAGTACGTTGTCTTTGATGTGTTTGTTTTCTTTTATACGAGCAACACTTTTAGTGAATTTATTACGGTCCATATTTTTAATAGAACTATGAAATCGTTTTTCTAATTTATATGCAGTTTCAGGGTCAAAGTTTTCCTTAACATACGACATAAGGCGTATAGCAGAGTCAATGATGTGAGATGCTCTGCTTTCTACCACATTTTCCTTATCTTTAGTAAAGGAAACGTCGGTTAATTCATCTAATAAGCTTCGTATTTTTTTCTGCATATTGGTATTTAAGCAATATTATAACATAGTAATAGCAAAAGTCTATTGCAATTTAATGATTTTATAAAGGAATTACCGGTCCAGCTGGAGCATTTGACTTAAAAGCAAAGTATTCATACTCATTACCTTTAAACCATTCTGCGTATATTCTATTACCTGAATCTAGTTTACAATCCATTACAGTGAAGCCATATTTCTTTGCCCACTCGTAATTTTTTTCAATGGTCCAAGGATAAAATTGTAATTCTTCAACACCTTTCCATGGATGATCTCCTATGCCTGGATTTTGTCTCCAGTATATTCTATCTCCTTTTTTGGTTACCTTTGCTAATTTGGCTAACTGTTGTTCTACATTCTCTTCTGTACCAAAATTTAAACTACCTAATATAAAATATACATTAAACTCTTTATGTAGTTTATAATCTTCCCAAGATACAACTTTATCTGCTTTATCATTTGCAGGATCAATTCCATATATCATCTCTCCCAAGCGTTCTTTAAATAGATTGTATCCACAACCAATATCAAGAATAACATCATCAGGTCTAATTTGTGTTAGTAATGCCCACCCAGAATATTCAAATTTGCTATAATCAGGTTTCCAATTGTCTTTAAAATATTTTAATTCTGTTTCGTTCATATTTTCTTTTTAATTTTTTTTGACAATATTTTTCTTGTCGTGTCTGACATAACGCCAGTTACAACTAACATAGGTCTGGGTTTGTTACTTGCGTTTGCTGTTGCGTGTGGAATGTTCTGCCAATCGAATTTGTGTATATCTCCTGTTCTCCATCTATCAAACTGTTGATTACCATACATTAAGAACTGTCCTGGTTCCCAATCTTGTAGCATAATCATTATCCTTATAACATTTTTAGGATCTGCATCTAAGTCATATAGTTTGTCAATGTGCATATTCAATACTTCACCTGTAAACTGTATGTGTAGTTTAGATTTAACAGGGTCTAATGCAAAAAAGTCTGTCATTCTTTGTAGTGCTGGACATTTAGTAAAGTCTTTGAGTCCTCTGTAAATTGTCATCTTAGGGTCTGCACCTGCTTCGATTAAATCGTTTTCTTCTGCTTGTACATCACCATCTGGTCTTCCTGACCCTTCTCTACGATTACTCCAGTTCAAAGGTTTAGCATCATTAATAACTGTTTGTAGTTCAGTTTGCCAGCCACTTGTAAAACGACCTAGATGTTGCACACAGTCGGTATCCTTGTGCCATTTATTAAAATGATACTCACTTTTTGTTTTTAGTTCTTCCCAATTTGATTTCATGATTCGTCCACGGCCTTTTCGACTTCTGCATCAAAGTCACCTTTTTTAACTTTTAGAATATATTTTTTATTTGAATCCATTTTTTGATAATCGTTTATAATATCATGATTCCATGCTATTGGAAAGTTTAATAATGTTTGTAACGATTTTAAATAATTTTGTCCATATAAGAAAAACAATTCAAATGATATGTAGTGTGTAAAACATAATGAATATAGGTTTTCAAATTGTTCTAATGCTTGTAGTGTAGTATGTCTTTTACGTATTCTGCTTTGCTGGTAATCTAATATAGTTTGTTCTCGTCCAATAATAGCAACTTTTACATCACAATGCTTTTGTGCTTCTGTAATAAATTCTTTGTATTTTGGTGTTTGTGGTTTTTTGTTTTTAAAATAAGGACAACTAATACTGGTTACATATGATTTATTAATATTCCAGGTATAGTCTTTTAACAATGTTGGATCTTCCCAAGCAGATGCAAAAGGTTCGTTATGATGCCCTTGCCATCCATTAAGTGCCATAGGCCATCCTACAACATCTTGATGAAGTGATAATAGTTTTGCAAATAAATGATTACCGGAACCTTGTGGTCCTGTTATTATTAAGAGTTTTGGTTTTGTTTCCATTTGCTTATTGCTAATACTAACACAGCAGAACCAAAGATAGCAATCACTGTTCCTGATAGTGTGTACGGTAATGACTTATATAGTTTACCATATACAAACATAGGAACACCAATAACCACTGCCGTGCTTATACCATAGAACATACCTTGTTCAGTTAGTAGTTTAGGTTTAACAATAGCAATTAAACTTGGCAACCATACTGCCGCTCTTAGTGTTGCAAAGAATAAAAAGATGTATAACAAAGTGATACCAGGTATCTGTGTGATAAGGAATCCTGCTATGGCAAGTATGACCATTCCAATTCTTGCATATTTTATAACAGTCTTATCATCAACTTTTGTTTTGTATTTGTTGTAGATATCATGTCCAGTCATATTAGCAACTGAACTAAATTGTGAATCAAGTATAGCAACAAGTCCTGCGAATACTAAGAACACAAAGAATATACTTGCCCAAGCGGGTAAGAAGTTTGCAATTACAATCGCATTGGTTGTACCTACCATGTTGCTAGGTATCTCCATGCCTGTGCCTGCCGCAACGTATCCAAGTAGTCCCATCATTATAGGAATGATACCAAATATAAATGCCGCAATAATAAATGATTTAAAAACAGATTGTTTGCGAATTGCAAATGCTCTTTGATAGAAACTGTTATCACCCCAAGGTCCACCTAAGTGTCCTAAGAATGCCGCCGCTCCAAATGTAGC